CTGGCGCACGTCAGGTCAAGCCCCGCCGCCCAGCAGTTGGTGTTGCGGACGTAGTTCGTGGTGGCGTGGTTCTGAACGGAATAAACATCCGTCGTGGTTCCCGGCAGCAGCAGATCGTCAATGCCGTGAAAGAGGGCATTCAGTACCGTGCCAGTCACAGCCGCAAGCGTCACGTCCTGCGTCACGCCGGAGGCTGAAAAAACCAAATTGGTTGTGCGGCTGAATAAGCCGAGCGAAGCCGTTACATCGGCGGTTCCATCGCCAACATAATACGCCTGATGAACGCTAGCCGTTGCAACGCCGGAATCTGATGTTGAAAGCGATAGGCTGAACTGGTCTACACCATAAATTGAACTGAACGAGAAAAGATAATCCGCAGCAGTCGAGTTGAATACATCGCGCCGAATCACGCGATCCATATTCGTGAAAACGGACGAGCTGTCAGCTACCGCGTCGGAAACCTTGGAAATGCTCCACTGGAACCAGTCCGGGAAATAGGCCGAGCCATCGAGATCCACGCGGTAGACGACGCCGGTGGAGATTGACGATTGGAGATTGACGATCGACGATTGAGCCTCCGCCAAATCATTCGTCGCCTGCGTAACTATCTCCGCCAGATTCGTATCACTCACCGGGCGGTTTTCCAGCGCGATAATCCGGTCAACGTCATTCGTTCCGGCCGGCCCCTGCGGCCCCATCGGGCCGGTGGCGCCGTCCACGCCATTGCTACCTGCCGGGCCTTGCGGCCCCATCGGGCCGGTGGCGCCGTCCACGCCATTGCTACCTGCCGGGCCTTGCGGCCCCTGCGGGCCGACGACTGTGAGCAGGTTTGTTGTGTAATAAACCGGCTGGGTGAATGGCCCGCGCACTGCATAAAACCGGCTGTCAGGCGTCCACTTGACGGTAATATCCTGATAGGCCAGCACCGCCACATGCTCCAGATTGGATCCCGCCTGCCGCAGACTGCGGACGTAGCCGCTATACTGCCCGGCCTGGATATTCGAGTTGGACGGGGCCACGGTAAACCGCACCACGCCGGAGGCGCTTTGCACCGCTCCCGTCGAGACAATATAGGCATTCGTGTAATTAGCCGTTCCAGCCTTACCCATCACTTCCCAAACAAGCACCTGATCCGCATTGGTAAAGATAATCGGCGCGCTGCCCCACCGCGCTCTGTGGGTGTAACTCAAACTCTCCGCCTGCCCAAACTGCACATCCATCAGCTTGGAAAATCCAAGGGATGCGTCCCAGCTTTGGTCAATCAGCCGGTCAGCAGATTCAGACAACAGAGGACAGAGGACGGAAATCAGCAAAATAGCCCAAAGCCTAAAGTCTAAAGCCTTCTTCATTAAAGTCCCCTCGCTTTCTTCAGGCGGAACAGCTCGTCCTTCGCGGCGGAATCGCGGCGGCCCGCCTCATCATACTTGCGCTCAAACTCCGCATTTTGCATGGCCGCAAAGACCTTCAGATAGCCGGTAAACATCAGCGGAATCTCCACCGCTTCCCAGTTGGTGCCGTCATCCCCGTCCGGATCGTTGCCGGCCTGCTCCTTCAGCGAGCGGTAGCAGGTGCCCGTCACGGCGCTGTAGGCCGTATCGTTGGCGTAGTAGGTGGCCTCCGGTTTCCAGTCCATGCGGGTCAATCGAGGCGGGTAGGGGCGCAGCCGCACGAAGGGAGTGGCGCCCGCGCCGACACCGGAAATGGTAAATCCGCCCGGCGTTTCGCAGAACGGCAAACGGGAAGCCCCTTGAATCGCCGCCGCTTCCGTGGCGTGGATACTCTCCACTGCGTCAATGTCCGTCTTACCATCCTCACTGAAATTAAGAACCCCGTCGGCATCCAGCGTGCGCTGCTCAACTTTTGTGATCTCCGGCCAGAAAGCGGCCTGATAGGCGTGCCGCAGCCCGTCGTTCAAATAGGTAACAAACCGTTCCCCTGCCGACGTTCCAGCCGCGTGATCCTCCGCGCCGAGGTTCAAATAGGGAAGCAGCTCCCCTTCAAAAAAAGTTCTGAAATTGATCGTTCTCATTGAATGGCTCCCGGTTGAAGGGTGGCAGGTGGCATGGTGGCGGGTGGCTGTCCTCCCTGTATGGGCTGGCCTTGTGCCTGCCCCTCCTCCTGCCCAAGCGCAGCGAGGTCGGTCTGCTCCACTCCGGTACGGCCGGTAATAGCGTTCTGCTGCTGAGCACCCATCTGTTCCAGATTCTTGAGGTAATCACCGATCAATGCCGCCGCCGCCTGGCTGACCGGCGGGAAGGCTTGCGGGTTCTGCTGGCGAAGCAGCAGCTCCTGCTCAATCGTCTGCTTGCGCACCGCCGGATCAATGCTCCACGGGTCGTCTTGCAACGGCACCTGCACCCCGTTCAGCATCTTCACCAAATCAGTCTTGGCGGCCTGTTCTTCGGCGGAGTTGGCCTGCGCTTCACTGCGTACCGCATCCTGAGCCCAGTTCGGGTCGAGGCTGGCGATCGCATTGACGGCGATGGCTCCAATGTTAATCCGCTGGCTCGGGTCGAGCTGGCGAATCTTCAAGGCGGTATCCACCTTCTTAATCAAAAATTCCATATCCAGATCGCGTACGTCGAAAGTGAGCGATAGGTCATACTTGCCTTGGATCTCCGAACGCTGGCGGCGGTTCTGGTTCAAACTCTGCACGCTTTGTCCGGTGATCCGCGCAATCTGTTCCGGTTCCATGAACTGATCCATCAGCTGCACGGCGCGGACAAATACCTGCCGCAGCACATGCAGCAGGCCGTCCACCCGTTGCTGGCTGTACATCACCAGAAAGCGCTCATTCACTTCCTCAAACGGGATACCCCAGTATTGGGAAGCCTTCGTGCGCATCCGCAGATAGTGGTCTTTGTTCGCCTGCGGGTAGGCTGGCGGATCAATATATCCGACATTCGTGGCATCACGCGGCCCGATCTCCATTTCAGCCAATGGCCCCCAGCGGAACGTGCCGGCTGGATAGCCTTTAGGAATCTTGCGCACCGGGTTGGTCGCCTGCTGAGTGTGGTCTTCAAAGCTGTCATCCAGCAGCTTAACGCTGTTCTGGTCTGTCTGGACAATCTCCGCCACGCCACGGCTGTCCACCAGGCAGGCGGTCAGCGATTCGCGGGAGTAGTAGTCAAAGGGATATTCACCGTGCGAGCGGTCGAACAGGTTGCGATCCGTAGCAGGGTCTTCAACAAAATAGGAAATGGTCTGCCAGTAAACGCCGGGAATCCCGTCCTCGTTCACGGCGCGGGTATAAACCGTCAGCACTTCAAACAGCTCATTATCCGGCTCGGCCTGCGTGCTGATCGCCGCCACCGCAGAAGTCAACGCACTGTCATTAAATGCGCTGTGCCCCTTGCCGGAAGCCAGCAAGCCCTCAACAAACTTCTTATTCCAGCCATACTTGGCTGCCTGTTCGCGCACACCGGCCTCGGAATAGTAATTTGCCAGCGCCACCACGGGGGCCTGCTGAATATCCTCCACATTGCGGTCAAAGAAAATATCCTTGAAAAGCCGCAGAGCCCGCATCTTCGGGATGGCACTTTTCACACGGGGAACTGGAAACTCTGCATCTTCCCCTTTATAAATCGACCGAACCACCTTGGCGATCCGCCCGGTAGACAGGTTCGGGTAGTACGATGCCAGCGCGGCCTTCAGATCCTCAGCACGGGACGGATCAAACAGCATATCCAGCGTATTCAGCTGTTCCTCTTCCGGAGCATCCGGATTCATCTGCGCGCCAATCTGCGCAGCCAGCTCGTCAATGGTCAGCTTTTGCAGGGAAACTTCCTTATCCTCGCACCAGTCCGTCCAAAAAACACACGCGCCCGGCGAATCGCCGTAGGCATATTGCACCGCCAGCTCAATCTGCTTGCGGTAATCTGTCCACTGATTCATCACCAGCCACTTAATCAGCGTCGAATTAAACCCGCCGCCCTGGGCGTCCGTTGACTCCATGCCGGTATCCCGCGCCGTCGCGCGTGACGCAGCGGTAGAAAGCTCGGCCACAATAAAATTGATAATTCCATCCGCCATGAAAGGGCGGGTATCGCTGGCACCGTCGAAGGGCAGGGCGCGCTTAGCCCCGTCATGCTTACGGCCATCCTCACTTTGTCCGGGCCACTGACAGAAACGCACCTGACCCAAGCGCTCACGCTCAGAAAAAACATTATCAGACAAATCATTACGAATGCGATCAAGGTGACTCTTCACCGCCGAAACCTGCGCCGGAGCAGCCTTCTCGCTCCCCCCGTCGGCTGCAATCTGATCGAGCTTGTATTCGTCTAACATGTTGTCTCCGTCTTCCGATCTCTAATCCCTGACCTCTGATCTCCGACCTCTGACCTCTGTCGGCTATCCGCCGACCAGCTTGCGCGCCGCTTCGAGCATGTATGGAGAGATTGGCGACACTCCCTCTGCGCTGCCCCCCACCACGATGTCCGGGTGAGCCTTTTCCATTTCCTGCACAAAATTCGGTTCATCCCACGGCTGATGCACCCCATGCTGGCGGCCATAGGCCACGCCCTGATGGAACAGACGGGAATCAATCTGATGCGTCCGCACTCCGGAGCCGCCGATCTGCGAGGAAACCTTGCGAGACTCCTTCGCCTTGCGCTGCTTCGCCGCCGCCCGATCCAGAACTGCCTGTGAAAATCCAGCCATCTTTGATTTCCGATTGATGATTGATGATTTTGAGATTTAAAACTGCCGATCGGGGCTGCTGAAAATCGTCAATCAGCAATCCCCAATCAGCAATTCGGTCACTGCACCTTTAAGAAAAACTTCACTTTTCCAACGGAGTTCGCCACCAGCGCTTCGTCCGAGTTTGGAGTAAATGTAAAGTCAATCGTATCGGCCTGCGTATAAACCTTCTGACCAAGGGCAGAAACGGTAACCGTCGTGTTGGTCGTTGCCCCGATAGTCGTTACGGCGGTAGCAACAGACGTCACCGGAAACTTCTTGAACACTTCGCTGCCATCACTGGCCAGTTCCGTGGAGGTCAGGTACAGATCGGTGTCGGTGCCATCACCAACAATAGCGGCAACGCTGCCGGTATAGTTGGTGTTCGCGGTATCAAACGCCGTTTCCAGCTCCATCATAACGAATTGAACGGCCGCTTTGGCCGGGACGGAAACCGTCAGGGTTTGGGCTGTATTCGCGTTCGTTTCGGTCAGGTCGGAATGCTCGACCACGAAAACGCGGGTAGCACCCGTGCGGGCCTGTTCCATCATATCCGTGGCGCGCCATTCAGCGGCCTGCGCGAAAAGGCAAAGCCCCATCAGCGCGATAATAAACATTGCAGATTTCTTCATTTTCATTCTCCTTTTTGAATTGGATTTAAAACTGCCAATCGGGGAAATCCGCAATCGGAAATCCCCAATCGGCAATCGGTTAGCTCAACGCTTCAGCGGAAGGGGTGATCATGGCCTGACCCTTCGGCATGAAACATTTCAGCATCGCGGTCGCGTGCCACTGACCCTTCTTCGAGCCGCCGTCAAACGGCAGATCGTCGTGGTTGATGGCATCCATGAGGGCGATTTCCCACATCTTCATGTCGAGGAACAAACCACCGGCATTGCTCAGCACAGCGGTTTTCGCGCCGGCTGCATCGCGCCAGAGGTTATAGTTCAGGTGAGTGCGTACCAGACCGGAGCTGAACTGGAAGAAGTCGATTACGTTCAGGTATTCCTTGTCGGAAGCCTGCGCGTTGAACATCTTCAGTGCGGCGTTGGTCGTGGTGGCCTTAATGTCATGGGCGCCGTAGTCGTCCATGCGCGCCTTCAGAGCAGGGCCAACCTGCGCATCCAGCGTGACAGCGCCGTAGCGATCCATCGAGGCGTTACGGAGAACCGCTTCGCAAGCTGCTGCGTCAAACGCCGCCAGCGTGCCGGTGTAGATGCTTCCGGAGCTAACCACGAAGTCCGATGCAATCGGATATTCGGCATTGTGGCCGCTGTTGGCGAGCCACATGGCAGCACCACGGGTCTTGTTCGGGGTTTCCCCTGACTCCACCGCGCAGTCCTGGGCGGACAGCATGAGCATTTCCAAGCCCTGACGCAGATCTTTGAGAGCCTGTTCCTTCTGGAACTTGACCTCATCGCTCACGCCGTAGGCTTCAGTCAGCTCGGCATAGTGCGAAACACTCCACACCTTGCGAACCCACTGCGCCACGCTCTTGAGAGAATCGCGGCTCTGGTTATTGGCGGTTCCGGCAGGAGCGCCATCCAGCGCGCCGGCATAGCCGCTGCGTCCCAGCTGGAACACGGGCCAGTTGGATTCCTTCTGAACCGGTTTCTTGCCGGATTTCAGCAACGCGAGAAAGGGCTCGGTCACTTCACCGGCGGTATGGAGAACATCGCTCCAGTCGAATTTCTTGTTAGACTGAATAGCCTCAGTCAAAGGGCCTGTACGTAAAGACATTTTTGAACTCCTGTTAAGTTGATGCGTCGATCAGGTCGCTGATCGTTCGTCCGCTTTTGCGGAACTTGTCCCGGTAATCACCGGATTGTGCAGGCTCTCTCGAAACGGCTGCTGATGCTCCGTTGGGTGCTGGCGGGGAGGCTTTGACCGGCTTCTTGGCTTCAGGCTTCAGTGCCTTCTTCGCGGATTCCCGCGCGGCCAGAATTTTCAAACCTTCCTGAATGGCTTCTTTCTGACGGGCCTGCGCGGCCTTGCGGACGGCACGGGCTTCGGCCAGAACGGCCATATTGTCGGGATCGGTGGCGGCTTCCAGTGCGTACGCCTGAAGTTCAGCCTGGGTATAAACCTTCCCGGACTGCGCATCTTCGTACCCGTCGGGGTTCTTGGATGCTTCCCGCGCCCACGTAATGCGGCGATGAACCTTCTCGGCTTCGGCAATCGTCTTAGCGGAAGCATCATCCAGAAACTCCGGTGCAATTCCGGCGGCCGTAACAGCCTCCCTCATTGCCGGATCAGCAGACTTCTTCAGCGAGTCGCGCTCGGCCGTCACTGTTTCCAGTTCTGTCCGTACCGTTTCCAGCTGCTTATTCTTTTTGCCGATCCGTTCCTTGAAGATTTCATGTGCCTTCTCGGAAAACACAGCCTTGTGTTCTTCCGGGATCGCATCTTCGTGGGTTTCTTCTTCCACCTCCGGCGTTTCAGGCGCGTTCGGTGTTTCTTCTGTTTCCGCCGCTTCGGTCGTTTCTTCAGCGGCTTCACTGACCTCTGAATCCTGACCTTTGACCTCTGGGGTCTTCTCCACAACCGCGTCCATCGAATCAATCAGAGCTTCGATTGTACCTGCGTTTTCATTGACAGCGATTTCGACGCCTTCACCAGCGCCCGGCTGCTGTTCCACATTTCCATTTTTGGTCATGATGCTCTCCATCAAGTGAACAGAGCGTTAGTGGGTGCTCAGATTCCCCTGCGGAAAATCCCTTCCCGCAAGACCAGAAAATGCAAAAGGCGTGTCGGTGTAAACCGACACGCCCTAGAACCAAACCAAACCGCAAGGACTTAACCAAAATAGTTTAACATATACTCATAAATTTAGACTTCACTGCCCGAAACGCCTTGCTTGCGCTCCGGTGCAGGTCGTGGATTGCAGGTCATTTAGGCGGGGTTAGGGCAATTTCGCACTCTTTGATGAATGTATCTAGCTCCGACATTTCGCGGATGTTTTTAGCAATGGTGTCGCGCTTCCAGTTCCATTCTCCGGCTAGGTCAATGGCGTACTCCCATCCGCTTGTAACGAGTTTACGCAACGTCTCCACGGTCTGCTCCAGCTTCATGCCAACGGTCAGCGGTATGACTTCTTCACGCAACGTATGGTTGATTACTTCGTGCCTGTGCTTGTCGCATATCGGAAGTTTTGACGTGTCGTTGTAGTTGCTCATTTCAGTTCCTTTCAATTTGAGTCGGGTGTCTCTCCGATCTGGAGAGAGGCCGTGGTCGCCCAGCTTGTTAGTTGGCACAGCCGCGTCACCCGGTTAAATTCATTTATTAAGTTTCTTCTGCCGGGCGTAATAGACCGCCAGCATTTCTCCGCGCAGTTCCATCACGGCCTGGGAGCGCACAATGGCCAGCCCCTTGTCTTCGAGCGATCCGGGCGCCTCATCCTCCCATCGCTGCATCAGCCGCCACGCGCATTCGTCCATCCCGCGCCACACATGCGCCTCCGGACCTTGCGCCAGCAGCGTTTCCAATACCTCATCACTTTCACGCTGGATCTTCTGCACCACCACCAGCCGTCGCGCCGGCATCAGCCGCGCAATCATCTGTCCGATCTGTTTAATCCGTTCCATAATTTTCCCTTTCATTTGAAAATAAAATGCCGTGGTGTGAATAGTCCCGCCGAGACCATCTTACGAAACCTCCAGCCAGACAGACCGTAGGCCGTCATGATTTGGAGCCGTCTAACAAAGTCGTGTTCTGGAAGCCGTTTGCTTTCGCCCAGCACACCCACCACTTGCTCCCGCAAAAACAATGGGTTGTCGGCGGGAACCGGCGCGGATGCGCCGGAAGGCTTTAGGCTTGAGGCTTTAGGCTTTGGGTTGTTCATTTGAGACCTCCGATAAGAACTACGAACCAGAGATAGGCAGATAGTGTGAGGCACCAGAACCACAGCCCTATTATGTCTTTGATGGAAATAAAATTTGCACCAAACATCTCGGTCTTAAACTGAATAGCCCATGCGATACATCCGCCGGCAAACAAGAACACACCCAACAAAGCCAGCCGCAACATGTCTTTAATTTCTTCTTTCACTCACCCTCCCTTTTCTTCGTTTCCTTCTGTGAAAATCCCTCTCCCTAAAGCCCAAAGCCTATGGCCTAAAGCCTTCTCCATGCCGATCCGCGTCAGTAACACCCTCCGCCTCCAAACCGCATGACCTTCTGTTCGTCGCAGTGCTGAATATCCTTCAGCAGCGCCATGCGCAGGCAGTCCACCGGGTCTTTGCAGGCTCCCTTCTGTCCATCGAGCCCCGTCCAAATTTTCATTGCAAAAATCAGGTTCTGACACTCCGTGCTGATCCGCAGCTTTGGACGGTTCAAGTAATCCACCGGCTTGGTCGTGTCGTACGAAAGCGCGTCGTTAATCATCTGCACCCCGTCGTCAATGCTGTGACGG